ATGAGTGATGAATACGGAAAGACACCAAAGGTAGTAACCGTTCTTGATGAATATAAAATAGTAATTAATCGCGGACTAGATCACGGAATTAAACCTGGTGACTTGTTTCTAGTATTCTCATTAGGTGAAAAAATATCTGATCCAGATACAGGTGAAGATTTAGGAGTTCTAGAAATAGTTCGTGGCCGAGCAAAAGCCGACCATGTTCAGGAAAAATTCAGCACTCTAATTAGCAACGAATTTGAAGTAACAACCGGCCCTAAAAGAACAATACGCCGTAAGGAGTTCGGGTATATGCTTTTAGGTAATGGGGATACCGTAGAGGAAGTTGAAGAGGTCCGTGACTCAACCAGACTTACTATTGAGGCTGTAGTTGGCGACTATGCGCGCCCGATTTGAAGATATAGCCCCCACGCATTATGGTGGGGGCATTTGTAAGGCTTCTCCTAAAACAATCGATCAGACTCCTGCGCTAAATAACTTCATATCGCAGCCTGATTTGCGGTTGTTCTATCAAATGGAAACCAGCTTTCACCAACGTCCGAATCTGTAGCAGGCGAATGTAAGCTGTAAATTGCAAACGCCATTGCAATCATATCGCGAAAAAAATGCGCTGCTGTGTGCGGAACGAACAATGTTGCAAGCCGATCCTGATAACCGATCTTTGCCCAATAAAAGGCTTTTATTTGTTCATCAGTGAAGCCAGACACCATATTAGAATATTGCATAAACAATAAATCATCATTCGAAGTGTTTATCACCTCTTCCGCGACCACATCGCAAAGATTTTTGGCAACGCTAAGGATTGATAGATCGTTGTCTAAGCCGTGCTTTTCGATCTCTTTTTTAAAATAATCAGCGCTAACCATGAGACCAGCCGCAAGTCCATTGACCGTGATCAACTGTAAGCGAAAGTCTTCAATCATTGCAGTTTCAGTTGCCGGGGTGTTAATGTCGTTCATCGCTGATACTCCTGTGTTTGCGATGTTTAAGAATGAGGGGCGGCAAAGCGAAGTTTGGACGCCGAACTTTGCCGTTCCCGTTCAAAGGGCAAATTTAGCCCTATGCTATTCCGCGATCTGGCGGACGTGCATTTTGTGTGGCTTGCAAATTATAAAGCTACAAAGCCGGGTTCTGTTGATTGTGATTGAATGTTTGAGCGATCTTGTCCGCTCATGGCAGCTAGTGCCGGATATGACGATAAGCGCATTTGATTTTAGTCCTTCTGATTTTGAAAGGACCTCCCATTGATACTAAATTCTTATGGAGAACAATTGGCGAATTTGGGTGCGACAATCTGACATAGCTTTCAAGCTGCACTCTGGCACTCTGCCCCACTACCGGGAACAACATTCAAGTGTTTCGTCAGCGCCAAGCTGATCTCACCTAACGGATCATAGCCAATTCCTGCGCCACCATTGTAAGGCGCGGTGATAATCGCCTTAATTTCCGCCATACAAGCCCGCCAAGCCCTCTCATCAACTTCAATAGCGGAATGCGCCATATCTGAATCAAGCGATTCAGTGACTCGCTGTGTGGATTCTAGCTGCTGGTCACTAGCCACTTCTAACAAAGCATTTGCTAGGGTCTGATCGTGCGCGGTGAGGTGCCGGAATGCTACGTCGAGCAACTCTGTGCGCTCTGCGTTTCCGAGAATGTCTTTGAATGTGTCTGCATGTGTGTTGGCTGGCAGATAGGCGGCGGCTTTTGTAAGCGCTGCGATTGCTGCCAGTGTGAGGCCAGCAACTTCGTTTCTGTGTTCCTGCGAGAGAAAAGCTGTAACTGTCATAAGTTCTACTCCTGTTAAAAGCGGTGCGCTTCGGCGCTGCCGTCCAGTAATAGGAATAGTTTTATTCGCTTTGCAATAGCATCTATAAATAATAATATATTATTATTTTTTCTCTAACTAACAAGTTAGTTATTTTTACTTCAATTAATAATCGACCTGATAGTATCATGGTAATTTTTATTCATATTCTTCATTTCAGTGCTTATGTAAGTAGCCCCTTTGTCGTCTGTGTTTAGTTTCTTCGTTGTCCGGGATACGTCCTTGAGGATATATTCGGCCAAGCCAAGCGGCTCTGCGATAGGCTTCACGTTTGCAAGGGTTGGATAGAGTGCCTTGCGTCTGTAAATACGTGACGCAGATAAGCGCAAAGCCTCTGCCAGCTTATCTTTAAAATCAGGGTCTGGTTTCTCCATATCCGGGATGCATAGACCATGCGTGTGAAGCTTGCCTTTGCTGTCAAACTCAAGCGCTAGTGCGATTGCCGGAACGTAGCCAAAACACTCAAGTAAGCGTTTCTTGAGGTGCCTATCTGCAAAGAGCATTGCCGGGGATGATGATTTCAAAAGCTCTGCAACGCGGTCCTCATGAAAGTCTAAGCTGAAAAACCAACCGTTCTGTTCATGCGCCTGCATTGAGGCAAGAACGAATTTGCGTTTCCTGTCGGTGAGGCTTTTCCATCTGTGTTGAAATGGGTCTGTTAGGTTTTCAGGTGCAAGGAAGTGTTTAAGCCCCTTCCTGTCCGGGTAGGTGGCTAGAGAATGGTCGCGGGCAACGGTGTATGGTGTTGGCTTGGCGCTGCCAGCAATTGCCCTGCTTTGTTGCGGTGCATCTTCATAATCACCAAAAGCGCCATAGAGGGTGCTGGTTGAAGTGGCGGGCAATTGCGGGCGCTGTTCGCCGTGTGGTTTTGAATTGAAGGAATTTTGACGGGTGGTTAGATTTGCCGCGCCGCTGGCGATTTCTAATAGTGCTAATTTCTCTATTTCTTCTACTTCGTTATAGGGAGTAAAAGAGGTGTTATTTTCTGATACTGGTTGAAATGCATCGGTGCCGGTATCTTCGCATTGATTTTGTTGAATAATTTCTGATTTTTCAGCTTCGCGGTTCAGGAATTTTGACGGGTCAATTTCAGGCGTCATTTTTCCTTCAATTGTAGTGTCGAAAAGTTGCTCAATCTCATCATCCGTAAGCGTCAAATTTCCTTCAAACTTATCATTTGAAAGGGGAAAAAGGCTTTCGATTGAAGGCGTCAAAATTCCTTCAATTGGCTTTTGATCTAACTCCGACTCTGGATCATCTAAAAGATCGTCAAGTGATGCTAAAAGCAACGCTGTTCGATTATCTATAGTTTCCACTCTTTGAACAGAATTAAGTTGATCCCAAACTAATTCTATCGTATTATCTTCATTAAGAGCACAAGGCACTTTGCTCTTCTCCTAGTTTACTATTGAAACCACCGTTATTTCCTCTGGCGGTGGTTTCTTTATTAAAGATATTAAAACGTGCTGCTTCCGGTTTTATTCTTGTTGATCTTCAATCGCATCGATAGCGCGGTCTATTTGCTTTGCTATATCGATTGCTAAGTCGCGGTTATAAGATCGTGTCATTCCATTAGCCGGGATCGTCACACGAACGCCGCTCGTTTTACGCGACACAACGAAGTGCCTATCGATTTGCATGTCTTGGAATTTGTCCTGCGAGGTCGCGGCGCTAAAAATAGCATCGCTTAATTGCTCTGCGATCTCGCGGCTCATTTTTTCTTTTGGATCATCACCGAAGCCAATCAGGAACGCATCGTCGCTTTTAACGTGCGCTATATGAAACTCTGGAATGTCTGGCGATATGATGCCGTCAGCTATAGCTTGCTTGATCAATCCTAAAAGCAAAACGGAAGGCGTGGTTTGTTTAGTTTCTGCAATCTGACGAAGCTGCAAACCACGCTCATAAGGAAGTGGGAATAATTGTTGAGGTTGCACTTATAATCTCACTATTAATAGTTAATTCAATATTAATAGTGAGATTGATTGCTATTGTCAATTCCGTCCACGATTATTGAGCATGTTACCGGGGCGGCGCTGCCTTGCAATTTCATCAGCAACCACGCTTCTCATTGTCGCTTCCATCGCCTTTGAGGTCTGCTTTGCAAGATCGGCGTTCTGTTCAGGTGTGCCGCCTGATGCATTCACGGTGACAGGTGCGGAAATATTGAAGGCTGGCGCGTTGTTCGTCATATTTGTTGTGTTCATGCCAGCCGGACGCGCAAAGGCCGTGCGGTCTACATAACCGCCTTCCGCATAGCCACGCTTGGCGTTGACGTGAAGGGCTTCGAGGTTTTTCACGCCAAGCCGCTTAACGGCTGCTGCGCTCATGACATATTCGCCCTTATGCACCACGCCTGCCGGTTCATGCTTGCCGCCGCGCCCGGTATAACCGCCGTCTGCGAAGCCTAATATGCTGCCGAGGATGCCGGAACCGCCGCCAAACAATGAAGCAAGCGGGCCTTGTCCAAGCAATGCAGCTTGCAAAACAGCATCCATGAGACTGTTCGCTAAGTTTTTAACCGCATCTGATAGGCTGGTTGTTCCCGTGATTAGGCCGCTTAATGACTGCGTGAAGCTCTGCGCAAAGAACATTTTGGCTTGATCGGCGTTCTGCATGTCAGTCTGCAAGCGTTCGGTTTCCGCTCGTAGTCCGGCTGTAGCTGCCACCTGTTCGCGGATTTTCTGGATTTCCTGATCTGACAAATTCACGCCGGAACGCTTTGCGGCCTGAATACGCTGGAACACCTCTAATTCGATTTGCCTTTGCTGCGCAGATAATCCCACTGTGCGGCGTTCTACTTCCGCAAGGCTCTGACTTTCGCGCAAACTATCGTTTAGCTGCTGGCGGGCTTCTGTGGCGCGTTTCGCATCGTCTGCGGCTTTCTGCTGGCTTTCGGACGGTGCAATCTTGTCAGGAACCGTTTGTGTGCCGCCATAGGCAGCGCTGATCGTGCCAGCATCAACATTGCGCAATCCCTCCCAACGTCCGCGAAGCTTTTCAACGCTGCCACCCGTCGAGGCTAGAATTGCCTGAGCAATCGCATCCTGCGTGTTCTGGTCGAATAGGTGATCCCCTGCCAAACCAAGGCGAGGCATGAAGTCCTGCAAGGTCTGGCGCGTGATCTGGTAGCGTCCAAGTGCCGACGAATTGAAAGTGTTATCCGGGTGCGCCAGCATCTGCTTTTGCAGCGCCATGACTTCATTAAGTGTCATTGCAGTAAGGTTGCGATTGCCGCCGGTGAATTTTCCATATCCAAGCGTCTCGTTATAGCCACGGCCTTTGTCGGTGCCTTCGGCTGCGCCGATCAGTCCGAGCATATCTTTCTGAACGCCATACTGCGCAACCGTACGGGCGCGGTCCCTGATACGGTTCGCAGTCTCAATATCGGCTGGCGTTTTGGCATTCTTCACGGCTTTTTCAAAAGCCGCGTCAATAGCGTCCAGCTTCGCCAGTTCATCCAATTCAGCTTTAAGCTCTGGCACCATTGATTTCAAATCGGTGAGCGCTGATTTGAAATTGGCTGCTGCGCTGGCGCTGCTGTTGAATGAATTTCCTGCATCCTGAATAGCCGTGGTGAGCGTATTTGTGCTTGGCGATAGTTCGGTGATCTTGCTGTTTAAAGCTGCAAGATCATCTTTCAACCGTTGAACCGCAAGGCCGTCGATCGCATCATCAAAATCAGATTTTGATTCAAGCTCTGCGATCTTATCAAGAATAATCTGGCGCTCTTTATATAGCTTGTTTAGCTGCTGCGCCTTGTATTCCGGTGAGTTCTGGCGATTGTTGTAATCCTGAATTGCCTTATCGCGAACATTGGAAATGTAGCTATCGCCCTTAATCCATGAGATAGCGTTTATAAGCTTGTCCATATATGACAGGCTCTCAAGGGCAGCTTGCTTTGCGTAAACTTGCACGTTGCGCCATAGCGTTTCAAATTCAGCATCAACTTTTTTGGCAGATTCAATCTGTTCGTCAGTGAATAGAGCGGCTTCACTCCGAAGTTTTTTTATCTGATCTACGGACAAACCAAGCATCTTGGAAAGCTCTTCCGCGCCAGTGCCGCCGAATAGCTCATCAAGGTTTCGCGCCTGTGCCGCCTTGTCCATCTTTTGCAGCTTGCCGATAATTTCATCAAGGAATGCGGAAGGGTCTTTCAGGCGTTCCGCCACGTCCGAGGCAGTATAACCGAGCCTTTCAAATGCTTCGGCTGCGCCACCTTTGCCAGTTTGAACAAACTCATCACCGCGAATGTTCAGTTCCTTGAGTGCATCGGTCACGCCGTCGATTGACGCGCCTGTAGCTTTTGCAACATAGGTCCACTGTTGCCAGATTTTAGTTGAAACACGCGCCTTATCAGCTTCACGGCCCACTTCTGCGATTGTTCCCGCGATCTGCTTAAAGGCCGTTGCAGCGGCTGCAATTGCACCACCTGCAAGAATTGGCTTGAACGCAAGCTGTAGTTTCTCTGCGATCTTGCTGCCTGAATTGGCGAAAGACTTCTCCATGTTATCCGCTGATCGTTTTGCAGCGGTTTCCATGTCTTTCGTGTTCCTGCGAACCGCATTTTTACCGCGCTGCATATCGCGCTCAAGCTTATCAACTTTCGCCTGCAATACGATTGAAAGGCGTTCTTCATCTGTAATAGCCATTTTTAAAATTCCATAGTTTCATAAATTGAAGCGGGTGCATCTAATTCGAGTGCGCGGCCCACTGCCATTGCTGCGGCAACTGCCCCGTCAATGCGGGTGCTGCGGCTGCTTTTGTGCATCCTGATTATGCCGGTATCGGATCGGCTCACCGCCACGCTGTCGAAATGCTGGCGCAATACGGGGTGGCCGCTGTGTCTAATCTTGCGCCCGTTCACGGTGCGCTCAAGTGCGCCAATAGCCGGGGTCATGGTGAGCGGGCCTTGCCGCATTTCCACAACTGGCAAGCCCTCATCATGCAGACGTTGCATGGTGACACGCGCTAAGTGCGGATCAAACGCGATCTCTTGCACGTCATACGTCTGGCAAAGTTCGCGGATTTTATCTGCAATAACTTCCGGCTCAATAATGGGGCCGTCGATGACGTGAATTAAGCCCTCATCCTGCCAATAGGTATAGGGCAATCCTTCGACTTGCTGCCGTTCAATCAGGGTTTCGCCCGGTGCAAATATCCAAGGGTGAATAGTGACTGTGTCGTTATCATCATCGCGCCAAGCGGCGACAATGCCCGTCAGGTCGCCCGATACGGATAGATCAACGCCAAGATAACAAGGCAGCTTTTTAAGGCGCTCAAAATCAAGTTCCTGCTTTCCTGCGTCATATGTTGTCATATCGAATAGCGGGTCACGGCTGTTGCCGTGCCATTTATTCAAATGGAATTGTTGAAATTCAAATGCTTTACGCGGATTTGAAAGCCCTTCGCGCACTTCAGTGCGTAGCTTTTTAATATCCTGAAAATCATCTTTTAACCCCGGATTGACGCGGTGCCAAACATCTTCATTCGTCCAATCTTCTTCAGGTTCCATCTCAAAAAGAATAGGTAAAAATGAGGGGTCTATAACTTCGCCGGTTGCTACCTTCCGCGCATAATCATAGCGCTCTGCTGCCAGTGTATCGCGTCCACGGCCTGCGGTAGTGGCTGTGATCGTCAGGCCGCCTTTGCGCTTAGACATGCCAGATTGAAGCGCTTCCCAAAGATCACGATTGCCCCATAAATGAATCTCATCGGCTAGAACGAAACTTGGCGTGGTGCCGTGTTGTGCCTTGCCGTCACTCGACACGGCTTTAAGGGTTGATCGATCGATCTTGTTAATGACCGTCTTTAAACTGGTAGTGCTGTCGTAAATGCGGCTGACATTCTCAATGCGCTTATCAGAACGCACCATACCAACAGCTTCATTAAAACCAATACCGGCTTGCTGGCGATCTGAAGCGGCGAATAGGATTTCACCGGCTGGCACTGCTTCAGGTCCAAAGAGGTGCAACATTGCAAGGGCGGCGGCAAGCGAGGTCTTGCGATTGCCGCGGGGAATAAATAGGAAAACTTCGCGAATTAGCCGTTCACCGTCTTCATCAACGGGGCTGTAAATGGCGCGAACAATTCGCTCTTGCCAGTCATACAACTGGAAGCGCTTTTTCGGTGCTGTGCTTTTCGGGTGCTTCAACGCATTGATAAAATCAACAGCAAGTTGACCGCGGCCGGTCGGGTCAGGGATTGGCGAACCGTCATAAATCCAGTGCGGGAATGCGCTCTTAATCATGTTTATGGTTCCTGCCGATTAAAAGCGGGTTGTCATCGTCGTCGTCTTCCGTTGGTGAATTGCCAATCCGGGTTCGGCTGGTCGGTGTCAGGCCGTATTCAGCGGCCAACTGTCGGGCCGTCTGCATGTAGCGGATTTGCAAGCCGCCTAGTTTAAGATCGGGCAGCGCAAGGGTGCGCATATGGTCTGTGATCTGGCGGGCTGCGCCAACTGCATTGCAATAAGCTTCGATGCCGGAAAGGTCGCCGCGTGTCAGGATACGCCGCTCAATAAGCTGCGGCATGACACGCTTCCATTCGGCTTTTGCTTCAGGCGATAGGTGCGCTGGCGCGGCTGGTGCTTTGGTGAGTGCGTCAGCGTCAGATTTCAAAGGTGGTTTCACACCACGGCTATGCACTCTCATCGGGTCGCAACTCCCCTTAGCTCAAGCCCGCGCCGCCTGCCTATCTCTTTAATCTCCTTGAGATTGTAATTGCCGCCTTCATAGATAATGCGGTCTGCGGTTGTGATCCCTGCAAGGTATCGGGTGCGGAAAATAATTGTGCCACTCTCCGCCTCTCCGAAGCCGGTTAGAAACTCGGTTGCGGATTGCTGCACGATCTCAGTGCGCAACGTTGCAATGATTTGCCACGTTTTGCGAACCGATCCAGACGGTGAGACGGTTTCAGTCTGGCGCTCAATTGTGATCTGTCGATCTAGTTTACCGGACTGCATCACACGAACCACCTAACAAGGGCTTCAACGGATAGAACAGCGTGGCCGTAAGCTGGATCGGGGTCACGCATAAAGCGGGTGCTAGTGGGCCTGAAATGGTCGCAATAGCCGCCTTCAATGTTCAAACTTTGCTTGTCTAGCGCGGCCATAACTTCGCCGGTGATCTGCTTTACCAAGTCTTGTTCGCTATCGAGCGTCCAGATATGCAGGTCAAGATTTACCCACGCGCAACGCTGTGCGGTATAGTCATAACCATGCAATGACGTGGTGCCGTCTGCGATGATAATGCTTGGCGTGGTGTCTGGTCTGGTTGCGCCGCTGCGGATATTGTTTGCAGGCACAAGCGCCGTCAGTTCCGGCTTCATGATTAGGCGGGCGCGAATAGCGGTCTGTAGTGCCAGTGTAGGTTCAAACATCACTGTCACCTCCGGGCTTGTTGTTGTTCCAAGTTTCGCGAATAGCCTTTCGTGCTGCTGCTTTTATGCGGCGCTTGGCTTTGTCGCGTCCGAGGTAGTAACCGGGCCAAAAGAACGGCTGCGCATCGGCTTCCGAGGTGCCGTATTCGACAAGGTGCGGATAACGAACGTCTGAATTGCCCGCCGTGATAATCGTCTCATCTGGTCCAGCCATGCGTGAGCCGCCCGGTTGTGAATATGCGGGTGTCGGTTCGTTGGGGCCGGTGATAGAGATAGAGTTCTTGAGGTCGCCTGTTTCAACTGGCGCAAGGGCGCGTTGCAAGCTGGCAATCTCATTCGCTGATTTGATAAGGGCGGGCTTAACGGCCTCTTTTGTGGCGCTTGTTATGCGGTCCATCTTCCCCAAAATCCGGTCAAGATCACTCACCATGATCTTCTCCAAACCATTCGAGACGATAATGGCGGATCATTTCACCTACGCCATATGGCAGTTCGTTCGCATTAACGCCGATTAGAACAGCTTCGCGATGCTCATAAAGGTGCGCTGCAAGCTGCAACACCGCTTCTTTGAGGTCTGCGCCGACTTCTGGAATGTCCGAGAATTTGCGGCCAATGTAGGCTTGGATAAAGCTCTCTGCCGCATCGATCTTATGTTGAAGAAATTCGGCGTCGATTTCAGCGCCTAAAAGGTTCAACTGTGACACAAGTAAATTAACAGATACGATACTCATAAAATGAAACTCTGTTGAAAATATTATTTAAGTGAATCTCTAGCGCGTTCCTCCCCCCGCCGGTGTCCACGTCACTTTCTAAAGTTCTTTGCCACCCCCGGCCTCACTAGATACATTGACCTTTACTTTCTTTCTTCCCTTTGGCTTCAAAGGCATTGTCAAAGCATCTTCGATTTCAATCCCTTCACACAATCTAAGCATTATTATCTTATAACTTATGCCTACTAACTTAGACCATTGCTCAATTGATCTACTTTCACCGAATGCATCGATCGTTTTTATTTTACGTTTCTTGACCGGATTATCTTTGTTTGCTGATCTTTTTAGGCGAGGTCTGCGGTGGATATATTTCTTCAGTTCCGGCGATATAAGCCTTTGTTTAGGTGCTACATGCATCGGGATTGTTATTGCTTGCTCTGCTGTCCAGCCACGATTGAGGCGGTCAATGATGATCTTGGCTGTGATCCCGTAATCGAGCGCCCATTCGGTGATAGGCTGTGTAGTGTTGTCAAAGGTGAGCGTGTCGGCTGGTGTCATTGCTGGCGCTCCTGCTTTTGCTTCCATGAGTTATGGCAATGCTCACAAAGGGGTTGCCAGTTGGCACGGTTCCAAAAGAGTTTCATGTTGCCTTTGTGTGGAATGATATGATCAACAACGGTTGCAGGCTCACCACAACGGCACTTCGGGAATGCTTGCAGGAATAAGGCTCTTGCTTCACGCCACTCGCGATTATATCCGCGCTGTGAGGCGTTCGGGCGTTTGCGGTCGTGGCGATCCCTGCGCCTGCGATCATTGATAATCTGGCACTCGCAACGGGTGTTGCCCGGCACTACCTTGCCACATACGCATAGATAAGCGGGCTTGCTCATAGCGCTTCCCTTAGTGCTTGCAGTCCTGCGCGATCAAAGGTCGGGTCTTGCCTGCCGCTGGCGATAAGGGTTTCGAGACTTTCTTTGTCGATCTTGTCGATCTGCGGGCCGGTATCTTCTGAGGTGCCGAATACGGATTTCAGAATGTCCGCGATAAATTCGGTGCGACCTTGATAAGCCAGGACGATTTCTGTCGGTGTGGCGTTCCATGTGTCTAAAGGTGTCCATCCGAGAACGCCGGTGCCGATCTGGAATAAACGCTGATAATATTCGGCTGGCGTTTGGGGTGTTTTGTTTGAGGCTTTGTGTTGCGGCGCATCTGCTGTTGCGGGTGATACGTCACGCATCGCCGGAATGTCCGCAATCAGGCCATGAATGAATGTAACGAAATAAGGCTGCAAAGCTGGAATTTGCTTTGCGCCATGTGTTGCAATCTCATGCAGGAATTTAGCGTGGTTTTCGCTGCCACTGGCGATTAGGATAATTTTCGCCAGTGTTTCAAGCTTGCCTTCGAGAATATCAGCTAAGACTTTCTCAAGGTCGCCAAATTCCTGCGTGAGACGCAATGCAGCCCGCAATGAGGGTTTTAAAGCCGTCACTATGTTCAAAGCATTTGCGGGCTGCGTTCTCATGTTTAGGCTGCGATCTTGAGTTTTGTCAGCGCTTCACCAATCGTCACTCGACCACCTACGCGGCGGCGGGCGTGAAGCTTGATAATGCCATTGGCTGCGCCGGTGAGTTCGTCACGCAAGGTTGTGAAGCCAACGCGATCTGCAATCGTGTAGCCGCTCTGGAAGTCACCAAAGACGATAGGCGTTGCTTCCTTGTCAGCGTTTGGCATGTCCACGGCTTCATATACCGGACGGCCAAGCAATGTTGGTGGAACGTCCGCTGCAATGGAAGGCTGCCACAAATAAGAGCCGTCTGTGTCTTTAAGCTTGCGAACGGTCGCCATTGTCGAGCGGTTCATAAGCCATGCACCGCGCTGCGAATAGCCGGTCTTGATATTATAAAAGAGGTCAATCAGCGCGTCAGCGTCGATTGCTTCAACTTCCTTCGCAACAATGTCAGTGGACTTGAGAACGCCTTCTGCCTGCGTGGTGCCATTGCCGTTCACAAACCAAGATGCTTCTTTCTGTCCGAATTTGCGGGCAATGTGGCCTGAAAGATAGCTCTCAAGATCGATCTGCGCGTCTTCAAGCAAAATGCGGGTCACTGGAACGATAACAGCCATTTCAAACGGCTTTAGGTCGATCTGGTCAAAGCTTGGTTCGTCTTCCGGGCGATCTTCCATTTCGCCAACTTCTTCCGGGTCAATTTCATTGACGAGGCGCGGAAGCTGCAAAAGCGGGCCGCTCATGCTGATAGATGATGCAAGCTGGCGCATTGGCGAAAATTCAGCCAGCTTTTCGATGATCGAAGTCGAGACGCTATCAGGCGCGACAATGCCGCCCGTTGAAGGGGTGCCGAATGCCAGCGCCTTTTCTTCAATGCGTCCGCTGCGCACGTAATCGGCAAAAGCTTTGCGCTCATCACCATTGTCATTAACAGCGCGTGGCTGGTTGTTATTGGAAGGCTGCGGGCGGTTCGCCTTTGCCTCCAGATTGTCGAGGCGGGCTTTCATTGCGTCGAAAGCCTTCTGATCAATAACCGGGTCTGCCTTGGCTTCCGGTGCGGTTTCGGTATTCAGGTTTTCCATTTTTTGTTCCTTGGAAATATCTAATGCCGCATCACCAACGGCCTTCAATGAAGTGATTTTCGCGCCGGGGTGACAAGGAACCGGAACGATAGAGATTTCATGCAACTCAAGGGCTGTGATGCTGCGCCCGTTGCGCAACGGTGCGGCTTTCTTAGTCTGGAAGCCGATAGAAAGGCCGGTGACTGCTTTGGCGCGGATCATGGCGCGAACTTCACGCGCACGTTCAACGTCATCAATCAGCAAGCGGCCTTTAACTGATAGGCCGTCCGAGGTTTCCGCGATCTGATCCCATACCCCGACAACTTGCGTCTGATCGTGCGCAAACAGCATTGGCAGGGTTGTAGGCATTGCTTTGAATGCGCCTTGTTCGATCTGGTCGCCTACGCGATCAGCGGAACCGAAAGGCCATGCAAGGCCGCTAATTTCGCCCGTATCGGTGACAGAAAAGGCCGCTTTGATTTCGAGGCGTTCGTTCATGGTGCTACCTGTTCAAGCGCATCATTTATAGCGGCCCGCAAGCTTTCCTCATCGTCTGCCGCGTTGTCGGGCGCATCTGATAGGACTTCACCGCTCCAAACCAATTCCATGAGGTCTAGCGCAATTGGCAGGGTCTGCATGATTGGGCGTGGCTTGATATATGTTTCGGTGAGGTGAAGTGCTTCTTGTTCGCTCGTGCCGCCGCCGATCAGTCCGAGCCGGATAATCGTGATCAAGTCGCCATAGCTAAAAGCTGCATTAAGAACGCGGGTATATAAAACGCCGATAGCCGAGGTTGTCAGCTTTTCGAGTTCTGCAATATGCTCTGGTATGATTTTAAGCTGGCGCTCTTTGTCGCCAATGAACGCGGTGATCATTATCGGTTCACCAAGCGTTGCATGTTCGCTTGCGCATCATCAAAAAGCTTCTGTTTCGCTTCCTGATACGCCTTCGCATCATGAGCATTCTTGCCGCGCATCATATCGCGTTCAAGCTTCGCTGTTCGTGCCTGTAAGACATCTGCGAGGCGCTCTTCATCCGTTCTCATTAGGTTTCATCCTTTGCGGAATCTGCCTTCGGGCTGGTTGTGGTGTAGGGGTTCGCCAACTCATCGCCGCCGGGTAGTGGCTGCATGTTCATGGTGGCGCGGACCTCATTAGGGGTCATGACGCGGGCAGCGATCAGCTTGTTGAAGATTTCGGCGCGGGCGGATGCATCGGCGCGTTGTAGGTCATCAATGACAAATTCAAAGCTGTGCGCGTCTTGCTCATCTTCTGTGAGCAACACTGTCGAATAAGCGTCCTGCCAGCGGTCGAGCCAAGGGCGCAAGCAAAGCTGCATGAACGAACGGGCCATTTCTTCCGTGTTCGCCCATGTGCCGCGTGTAAGCTCAAACAACATGGTAGACGGAACGCCAAAAATGCGGGCAATGTCATCAATCTGGAAAACGCGATTTTCGAGATACTGCGCATCGGTCGAGGTCATAGCCGGATATTCGGCCTTAAATCCAGCGTCCAGAATTAGCGGTTCATTCGTTTGACCAGACTGCCAAGCGAGATAGGATTTCTTGACGTTGGCAATTGCGGTTGCGCCGAGTGTGGTTGCCTGCGGTTTATCATTCGAGATAATGCAGCTTGCCCGCGTACCTGATCCAAAAAACTTAGAGCCGTGGCGCTCCAGCGTAGCAGATAGGCCAATCGCTTCGCGGCCATATGATACGGGTGATCTGTCACCAAAAGGCTTGATATGCAGAATTTCGGTGTGCGGATAATCAACGGTGCCGCTTGCTTCAGTGATACGATACACTGGCGGCAAATCTGCAAGGCTATCTTCAAGAACGGAAACGGTGCCGGGCTTTAGGCGTACCAACTCATATGGTCTGCCGTCTGGATAGCGAATAACCTTTGCAAAGCCGCCGCCATGAATAAGCGCGTCTTTCGTTAGATCGGTGCGTAGCTGCCCTGCGCTTGTCCAGCCGTTAGCCCGGTTGTGAACGATCTTGAATACCGGGTGATCTTTAGTGGCTGTTTTGCCTAGTTCATCATCGTGATAAAACTTGCATGGCAGTGAGCCGATATTTTCAGAGATAAGGCGAACAGCCTGTAAGACGGCTGGAACATTAATGGCATTGTTGCCACTAACATTAGAGCCTGAGACGGTAGGCGTTAATCCGAACAGTGAATAAGCATCGGGATCGGAAAGCTTATATGCCTTCCGATCCATTGAAAAACCTATTGCCTTAAATACGCGGCCAAAACTTTTACTCAACACAACTTCAAACCATGCTTTTGAACATGGCTTATTCTCTCACAAACGAGAATCGTTGTGAATCCTAAATATCAATATTTTTGATTATTATTGCTTAATAAATCAATTTTACTGATCTAATTCGTAACTTGGAAACTGCGTCATAACTCTAGTTTTTGCCAGTATGGTCACATCGCCATAGTTCTCGCCTGCCGTTCGGCTTGCGTGACCTTGGATAGCATCAATGACACGTTGAGAAACGCCAAGTTCTGTTCCAATGGTTTTGAAACGATGCCGCCATGCGTGGTTAGGCTGTAACCCTTCCGGTATCACTTTAATCTCATGCAGCCACTGACTGACACGTCCAGCAACGGTTCTCGCACCTGAGAGAGCTTTATCTGGGGTATTGGAATGGAATAGCGGCCCAGACTTTGAGCGATCCACAAATTCTAAAAAGCCCTCTGCGATGATCTGCGGGTGCAAAGGAACATCGCGATAGGTGAAAGATTTAACCGATCCCGCATCAGGCGCTATTCTAATCACCGATATATCTCCTTCCTTGCGCACGTCCTCTTTTCGCAACTGCATAATTTCGGTGATACGAGCGCCAGTGAACGCGCACAAAATTGAAGCAAACTTCTTTGCAGCGGTCATCTTTTCAGATTCCCGATTGCTTGGATTATCTCGATGAATAGGCGTGTAAGCTCTGCAAGCTTTGAGGATTGCTAAAGCTTCATCATCGCGAAAGCCCTTTTCACGAGACTGCGCTTGTTTCGGCTTTTTGACTTTCACGCCTTTAGTTGGGTTCTCCGGTATTTTCTTTTCTTCAACTGCCCAATTCAGAACGGCGCGAACGCTTGCCATGTAAACGTCCGAGACGGTTTTAGCTGCAAGCGTTTCCAACTTCTTGTTTCGCCAATTCCTGATATTATCATCAGTAATGCGCAAAGCATCGTTATGCCCGACGAACTTCATCAAATCAGTGAAAACAGGGGTCCAGCGCTTCCGGGCTTCTTTGCCCTTCCCTTGGCGCTCTAGCTGATTCACATAGCCGTCTAGCAAATCCATCAAGTCAACAGGCTGTTGCGGCTCTGGCGCGTCGATAGCCTTCACAAGCATAGGATGCTCTGGCGTTCCGTTGAAAATTCCTTCGTCGCGTTCGGCTGATCGTGAAAGGGCTTCATACTCCGAAACGCATAGAGCTATCGCCAGCTTGCGCCAGTCCAGTGAGCCTTTTTGAACGTCCGTATTGCCGAGCAATTGAAACCGATTAATTCGATCACCTACCAGATTTTCTAGCTGGTCATCGTTTAAGCGGCCCGCGATCCCGGCACGTAAGTTTTCAACGAATACGTCATCAAAACCAATGTTTGAGAAACGCGGGTCGCTTTGGCGTATCTGTTCATCAAAGATAATTAGCGATTGATAATGCCGGTTCGCAATCTGCTCAATCGATAACGGAAAGCGCAAAGAAACAGGGCCGGATTTTGGCATTGCCTGTTGCTCTGCGATTGCAATTTGACCTTGTAACGCCGCAACAGCACTTGGCAGTTTAATTAGCGCCTGCCGTCGATCCGCACCTAATTGCGTTTCGAGTTCTGCCTTGCCGACAATTGATCTGAGATTCTTCGGAACGACGAGCCGGGCTGAATAACGCCCATTGCGCTCTTTAAGATGCCTAACTTTGCCCGCCATACCCACACCCAT